GCAGTCCAGCCTGACGGTACGTTGGTTGCAATTACTTTGTTAAAATTATCGTGAAATACGTTCCACTCAGCAGAAGGGATAATACCAATACCACTACGGTATGCATAAGGTCCTTGTGGAGAACGTGGAGAATGAACTAATGGTGTAGAAAAACCTGTTGACATAATAACTTCCTCTTAGTTATTAGAGGGGGAGAGTTTCCCCTCCCCCTTTATATTACTTATGCACCAGTACAGCCGTAGATGGAGCGTGGATCAGTCCAACCCACAGAGTAACGCTCGGTAGCCTTGTACTTTGCATTTTCTGTGTCGAAGTCATTATCAGTGCCGAACTGCATAGCGCGGCGCTGGAATAGCTTCAGACCATCAGGTGCATTTGTACGAATAAACCAAGCATCTGTGTCAGTTAGATAGTGGTTAACAATGATACCACCAGGGAACTTACCCATACGGTACAGAGCATTGATGTCATTATCGCTAGTACCAACGCGATGTGGAGACATTAGAATACGCTCTGCCTCGAAAGCAAGGTCTACTGGGATAATAAGGGACTGTGGCATGATCGAAATCTTGAGACCGCGATCATTTGTCCACTTACCAATGTCAATTACAGACTGCTCAAGAGAAGCTTCTGAGAGGTCCGCATTGGTAGATGGCTCATTTGCCCAAGTACCTCCAGACGCATTTGGATGGTCTGTAGCACAAAGCTCCTTACCATCTCCACCAACATAAGTGCTAGAAAACGCGTTGTTGTAGACGTTCGCAACAACAATTTCCTTAGTTTGCTGCATGGAAAATGCTAGTGCATTTGCACGCTTACGACCAATAACGTCATACTGATCATCCTCGTACATTTCACGAGTAATGACGAAGCCAAGCCCATATACGACGTGCGTATAGCGGGTTAGGAACCCCTGGCTCATGTCATCATACGCAATAGATAGTCCCTCGCTCTTAGCAGAAGCTAGACCGAAAGAGGTTACTCCAACATCCTCTTCCCAAGCCTTGCTAGAGTTATAGGTTTCTACAAGCTTATTCCATTCAGTTGGGTGCTTGTCATATGCTTGGCCGTACCACTTATTGATTCCGGGCCATAGCGCCTTTGCAAAACTACTAGTTGTAATAACTCCCATTTTAGTATCTCCCCCTTAGAATGCCTGCTCACCACGAACGAAGGTAACCCAATAGCGTCCCCAAACTTCCGTAGGAGTATTGCCCACAATGCGAGGGACTTCCACTACATCAAAGTCGTGGTTAGAGTCAGTTGTTAGTTCACAAGCGGAGATACCAGTAGTGGTATTACCAGCAGTGTAAGACAGATCACACTGACTGCCAGGAACTAGGGTAAGTGCTGTAGCCGTCTGCGCCTCAAACACAACGTCTAGGGCTGGCACATAAAAACACACCCAATCCGTATGTGTATTAGCAGAATCGTCATAAAAACGAACGTTTGGAGCATCTGGGTCCATAATAGCTGAGCTATAATTACCAAACTTATCCTTTTTGGCAAACCCAACTGCTACTCCAAGAAATGCCGTATCGTTAGTTGCGCCTGGGGCTGCTAGTCCTGATTCCAGATTGATTGGGTCATACATGAAAATATCAGCACTATCCGCAACTCCAATGGCGCGGATCATAGAAGTCCAGGGCGCACCACTAAGGGTCTTTACTGGACGAAGTCCGTTTGGGCGATCAACATTAGCCATTTCAATTTACCTCATTATTGTGTCTCGCCCAAAAGAAGATTACCCACGAGAGATTTTCACTTCTCCGTACTGCCCGTCTTCCTTTGTTTGAGACATTTGTTTAACTGTGTCAGAGGTTCTCTTTGCACGATCCCGTAGGTCCTCTTCTCTCCATTCTTGCGGTAACTTCATAAGATAGAGATAATTTCCTGATCTCCCATCGGGAATGCGAACAATAGAACCAACATTACTTGATTTATAAACCATTGATTCTCCAATAACAACTTCATCCGAGGTTACGAATTCGTAACCCGCCATCTTGGCGCGATGAATTCTCTGGCCTGTCTCGTTCTTATCTGAGAACCAATGATAATGAAAATTAGGATCCTTCCCTTCTACAGTCAAGAGATCCCGAGTTCCACTTAGAGGGACTCGCTTTGGCCTATCGGCCCTGGAAATCCTGGTAGGCTTCTCTGGTGTACGTTCTTTGTGTTCCATGTTATGCTCCCCTTTGAGTAGGAATCTCTCCTAGCTCTGCTAATTGATCCACATATTCTTGAATATTAGAGAATGCTCCTGAATCAACGAAACGCTTACCGATAGAGCGTTGTTCGTCATTCAAATCTCTTGCCGAGAACTTCCTGCCCCTTACAACACGAGCAGTTCCGCTAGCATCACTCTCTGAAACTCGTGGAGCACCTGTCTTAAACTTATGTGGAAATTCTTTACGAATAGCTTTATCTACAAATTCCAGTAGCTCTGTTGGAGAAAACTTACCATCTTTCTCCTGAGCAAACTTAACAGATAAAGCATCTGCCGTAGCAGTCATTGGAATATCTCTTCCATACCAACTATTAGATGGCTTCTGAACCCATTGCCTGAACTGCTCGTTTATTTCTGGCTCTTCTGTGGGCTCTTCGTCCAGATTAAATTCTAGCTTACTGTTTTCTTTAGCTTCATTAAGCTTTTCAAGATTGTCTTCAATCTCTGCAACTCTTTCCGCGTTTCCCTCTGTAAGAGCCGTAGCACGCTCTGCCTTAAGTACATGAAGGGCTCTGTTATACTGTACTTCGGCAATCTTAGAATTATGCTCACCTAGAGCTTTGATTGCGTTTTTAAGATCGTCGATTGTTTTATTGTTTCTCTTTAGCTGGCGGGTTTGGTGTTGAATACGTTCCATAAGCTCGCCGCGTAGATTGAACTCTCTATAATCTACCCAGTCATCTTCATTCCCATCCCATTCTTCCTTTGGAACCCAGCCTCCTGATCGAGCACGCTGCTCGGCATCGCTTGCAACTACTTGTTCACCACCTTCTGGGGTTGGTGTAGGCGTGTTTTCTTCACTCATAATTACTCTCCTCTACTATAATTGCTGCTACATCTTCGTCGTTCAAAAGAACGAATTCTTCTCCTGTTACTGGATCTTTAACAAACTTACCAGCGTATTTACTATAAATAATCTTATCGCCAACCTCCGCCCAAGGGTCTCCTTTATAGTTTTTAGAGAAAGCTTTCCATGCTTGTTCTCCAATTGCTATAAGAGTACCTATGTGTTGGGCTGCGCGTTCTAACTTTTCATCCGTTACTAAAACAATACCACTCTTTGTTACTTCCTCTATTGGGTCCGGCTTAACTAGAATTCTATACCCTGTTGGAATTATCATTCTCTACCCCCAGATTTTCTAACCATTCAAAAATGCTAAGTATTCCAGACACCTGTCCAAATACTTTAACATTCACAAGAGCAGTTTCTTCTACGGTATCTTTTATAAATACGCCATCCTCCCAATTACCTCTAAGAAATTCAAGGTCTCCTTTTAGTCCTTTTATTAACAGCCTTGTAATTGGGTGGTGTTTCCAACTAATTATTTCATCTCTAGAAAGCTCGTCTAACTCGATGTCATCCATAAGCTACCTCTTCTATAATACACTTATCTATAAGCTGAGAAGAATCTCTCATTATTTTCATCTCAAATTTGCGTAGAGATTGAGGTTCCTTCTCAACTGTTACGTTTACTACTGTCTCAGGAACATTAACTGTTATATTTGGTTCTGGCAAGGTTACTGTAATAGGATTCTCAGGAACATTCACAATAACTTCCCTTTCTGGTACTTCTACATTTACTACTGGAGAGTCTAGCTTTGGTATATCAATCTTTGGATTAAACTCTATTTTTTGGGCAAGATTTTTAGCAGCTATAGAATTCAGGGCTCCTAAAATACCATCAAGCAATTCTACAACTTTATCAAGTCGAGCATCAGAAGCTTGCTTAGCTTCTAGCTCTTTCTTGAACTGTGAAAACTCACTTCTTGCTAGGCTTAGTAGTGGGTTTAGATCCATTTTCCTTGGGTTCCTGAGTTGCTTTTGCCGCGCCAGTGACTACACCAGTAATCGCTTGTAGCCGCTTTGCAAGAGCATCTTGTTGTGCTTTGAACCTCTGGGTAACTGCGTTAAACTCTGCTGTCTCTGCTTGATTACTCATGCTTTGCGCCCTGGCCATATGAGCAATAGCTTGGGCCACATCCTTCAAGCTTTCGTATTCCATGGCAGCAGTATCTAGCTCTAATCTACCTGTTTCGATAACTTTCCTGTGCTCGAGCTCCTCCATCTTAAGCTGGATATCTGGTGGAGGACCTTCTGGCGCTTCTTGTTGCAGTAGAGCCTCAATATTTTCATGTCCCTCGGCCTCTAGTACAGCGCGCACGGCCGCCATTTTGTTTACAGGTAGTCCCTGCGCTACTTTTTCAAACAATGACTGTGCTTTAGCTAGTTTTAGAGTATTTGGTACATAATTAGGATCGGCTGCTGGAATTACATCAAATAAGTCAATCTGAAAGTCTTGGATAACAATCTCTGGAGGAATATCTGGCGGAACGTCCAGTACAGTAATATACTTAGATATATCTACATAATCAGAATTAACTTTATACAGTGCTTTGAATTCCTTTCCAAGAGCCCTATAAATTCTCTTGTAGATTCCAGTAAATACCTTTAGTCCCTGTTCAAGAACCGCTGCTGTTGTAGCATAAGGCTGATTCTGTCCTGGGCTTTCTCCAACCATAATATCGGTTACAGAAGACAGCTTTTCTCCAGAAGTAATTAGTAGTTGCAAAAGATTGAATAGTGCCGAGGAAGGCTCCTTAAAAGGAAGTGGGAAAATATTCTTTCTGAGATCGTCTCCTGTGCTTGGAACTTGCTTCCATTCTCCAGGAGCTACACGCATAACTCCTCCTTTGATTCTAATACCCTTTCCTAGAAAGCCTCCTTGTAGATTAGCTAATGTTCCAGCATCAATTAGCTGATTAGTAATAGTGTTGATGCCTTCGTTAATAGGACCAAGTAATGAACCAAACCCGAGGTCGTAAATCCTTGATGCTGGGTTAGGAACAAAAGGATACTTAACGAAATATTCAATAGGAGTGATTTTTACTAGCTCATTGTTATCATTCAGTTCTACTGATCTCTTGTCCCATCTAGCTACAATTCTAAGAACCTTCTCACTATCATAATCAACTGTTATAATATAAGGTTCTTTGTAACCATCCTCATCAAGATCCCACCAAGTATGTTGCTCGAGAATTATGTGAGGATTGTCCTCGTCTGGGGCCACATTAGTTGTACCAGTTGCCTCGTCTTCTACTAGTTCCTTACTGTGCTTAGAGGGAGTATCTAGATCTATATCGAGATAAATTCCCCTTCGCATATTTTCAAACACATCATTCTGACTCATGTAAATTACATGGGTCTTTCTAGCTTTTTCAAAATCAGAAGCGTTATAGTTAATTACAAGCTCATGTGGTAATACAAGCTCAGACCTGGCTCTACCATAACTAGGACTATAATAAACTTTACGATAACAAGATCCAAGAATAGGAAGAATGATTAATAAACGATCCATGTCTTCCTGCCATTCTTCCATTTCCTCCATAACCTGCCAAGACATATAGTAAGAAACCCTATTTGCCTTAGCGGCCTTTTCACCACCAGGGTCAGATCCAATTACCTTTGGTTTTACTGGCTGATCGTTAGCAATTAGGGCAGGATAAGCTCTTGCGTGAAATTGAATTGCTGCTGTAGTAAGAAGTGGCCACTTGATATTAGAGGCATTCTCCCAAGGAAAGGATTTATTAGCTACGATTTGGGTAGCTAATTTTATATACTCATCATGCATATTCTCCCAATCTTCTCTGGAAGTTTTGTCATCTTCATATAGTTCTACTACTTTCAATCCCATCTTAGCTAGAGTATCTTTATCAAGAGTCTCTGCTATATTGACGGAATTAAGAAGAGTAATTAGGTCTGTATCCATATTAATAACCTGTCCACGCAGAGCGCCCAGAATATTCAAATCTTAGTGTATGGTTCATTTCGTCTTGGTATTCTTCCTCTAATAACTCTTCCCTAGTTGGTCCGTCAACCATTTTATCGAGAGCTAGACATATGTGAGCTAGAGCATCAACTTGGTCTGAATATCTTCCCTTCGGGAATTGTTTCATTTCTTCGTATAAAGCTGGATACCAAGAGGCTTCTGTATTAAATTCTATAGCACCTGCCCTCATTCGGGCCTGTAATGATCTGGCTCTTTTGATTTTATCTTGTGTTACTACAACCTTATTGAAATTCATAAATACACCACGTTCTCTTTGTTCCTTGTCTATAACAGGGCCAATAGAACGGGCAATATTTTCTTCTTCTATAGTTATTAAGGGATTGCTCCATTTAGTATTTAAGATAAACATATTGTTGATATGTTCGTAAGCATCTGGTGATCTGTACCGTAACATATCTACAACTTTAAGTTTACCAGAAGAATTTATACCAGCGACTCCCATTGCAGTGTACGCTCTACGATCCTTTTCTGAAATAGCTAAGTCTATTCCAACGTAGTAATCCAATGGTTCCTCATTATCACTAATGGGTATAAAGTCTTCTTCTTTGAAATATGCCTCTGTGTCATCAATTGGGTTATTTAAATACTCTTTAGAATATCCTTCTAAGTCTCCCTGGTCTGCGTACATTTGACGGAGACGAGCGAGGCGTGCTTTTGGAAACTTCTCAGGCCAGAGTATATCATCGTATACATCTACAGAGTTGTGGGCCTTATACTTAACAGATTTCCAAATAGCTTCCGGATCTTCAGACCATATTTTAAGCTCTCCCATTCTAGTATA